GGAGTAATTATGGCAGATACATGGCCGGTAAATGATGGCGGAGTTGGCACACAAAGTAGTACTGAAATTGGCTACGGTCAAGGCCAAGTAGATCCGCGACTAGCTAGTGCAGCAGGAATAGGTCCGTCATTGGGTGGAAGTCCAAGCAGTACACAAGCACCTAGTAGTCAGACTGAAGCAGCAAGCGAAACACCCCCACCAGAAACATTTGCAGGACTTACACCAGGATTAGAATTTCTTGCACCGAGAACTGCTATTCAAAGTTTAACAGGAGAAGGTGTACTTTTAAACCCAGATTCGTTTTTGCAAGGGTTGCAAGGCAGTCTTAGTTCTATACTTGGTGGTGCATTAAACAATCTGCTTTCTAGTTTGCCACCTGTTATGCAAGACTTTTTAAGTGCAACCGGTTTAACAGGTGCATTAAGTGGAATGGTTGATCAATTAAGTGCAGGATTAAGTCAAGCTCTTGGATCGCTGTCAGAAGGTTTATCAAATGCAGTAGGACATATTGCAGGAGAATTAGGAAATGCTTTAACAAGTATTCCTGGCGTTGGTCCTGTAATTGAAGAATTAGGAAATGCTGCAAGTGGAATAGTTTCTAGCATCCAAGAAGGGTTTAATTCTTTATCGCCTGAATTACAAGCCATTGCATCAGATGCAGTAGGAGCAGTTGGTGCAAGTGTACTAAGAACACCCAACCTAGCATCGGCAGTATCGACAATAACAGCAGATAGAATTTTAGGTGAAATGCGTTTTGCAGAAAATCCTGCAGACGGACTCAACAGATTAGCAAGTGCTGCAACAGGTGCAGATGGATCATTTTTTGCACAAACAGGTAATCCTGTGTTTGCAGATTTAGCAGCTAGAGCAAGAACTGCTGAAACAGAATTTAGAAGAGTATTACAGCAAGACGGCGACAGATTTGCTTTTGCTCAAAACCCAAGAAGAGCAGCTACAGCTCTAACAGAAGCATCAAGTAACATTAGAAGAGTTACAAACGGTGCAATACAAATAGGGTAAATACAGTATGGCAGAGCAACAATTATATAAAAATATAACCATCGATTCACCAACAGTTGATAGTCCTGTGCGTTCAAAAGCGTACAGAGGGTTGAGTACGGTTAATTCGTCTGTTAAAAATTTTAAATTATACGATTTAGCATTAATCAAGCAGGATATTATTAATCATTTTCATATACGTCAAGGTGAAAAACTCAGTGATCCTACATTTGGTACAATAATTTGGGATATTTTATATGAGCCGTTGACCAGCGAAATAAAAGAAGCAATTATTAAAAATGTCACTACTATTGTAAACTATGATCCTCGTGTAAATGTGCAAAAAGTTGAAGTTTCTGAGTACGAAAGTGGCATAGAAGTTAAGTGTCAATTGTCCTATTTGCCTTATAATATTAGCGAAACTGTGCAGCTAAAATTCGACCAAGCAAACGGTCTTCTTTAATGTACGCACTTTTTGAATCCAGATAAATATCATATAAAGCAAGGAATACGACATGTCAAGCACTGAGCGTCAAAATAGACTTCTTCTGGCAGAAGATTGGAAAAGAATTTATCAAAGTTTCAAGTATGCAGACTTTGAAAGTTATGACTTCGACAACCTACGTCGAGTAATGATTAATTATATACGTCAAAACTATCCCGAGGATTTCAACGACTATATTGAAAGCTCAGAATACCTTGCACTGATTGATTTGATTGCATTCCTAGGTCAAAACCTTGCTTTCCGTACCGACCTAAATGCACGTGAAAACTATATCGAAACTGCGGATCGTAGAGAAAGTGTTCTCCGACTAGCACGTTTGATTAGTTATAATCCTAAACGTAACCAAGCAGCAAACGGCTTACTAAAAATTGAAAGTATTAGCACCACAGAAGATGTGTACGACAGCAATGGAGTAAATCTCAGCGGTCAAACAGTTTTGTGGAATGACGGATCAAATGCTGATTGGTATGAACAATTTATTAAAATTATGAATGCTGCATTGCCGACAACTAACACATTTGGTCGTCCGGTTAAAAAAGAAACAATCAATAGTGTTTTAACTGAGCAGTACAGATTTAACGCAAATAGTACAAAAATACCTTTGTATAGTTTTACAAAAAATATTGATAGCAACAGTGTTAGATTTGAAATTACAAGTACTAACTTTGAAGATAACACAATATATGAAGAAGAACCGTTTCCTGGAAACAAACTAGCATTTTTGTACAGAGATGATGGTCAAGGTGCAGGATCAAATAACAGCGGATTTTTCTGTCACTTCCGTCAAGGTTCAATGCAGAACAACTTATTTTCAATAAACAACCCTACACCAAATACAGTAGTTAATGTTGATACTACAAAAATTAACAACAGCGATGTTTGGTTGTACAAACTTGACAGCAATAATTTAGAAAGTGAATTGTGGACTAAAGTTGATAGCATCGAAGGCAATAACATTATCTACAACAGCATTAACAAAAACATTAGAACCATATATAGTGTTCTTAGCCGTGTAGATGATAAAATTAGCCTAATTTTCAGTGATGGCGTTTTTGGTGAATTGCCAAAAGGTTCATATAAACTTTACTATAGAACCAGTCTTAACAAGCAATTAAAAATACTACCAAGTGATTTAACAAATATCAACCTGCAAATTCCTTACATTAGTAAAGCAGGTAGAGAAGAAACACTTAACTTGTATTTAGAATTAAAATACACAGTAACAAACGGTACAACCAGCGAAGAAACAGCAAGCATTAAAGCAAATGCTCCTAGTACTTACTATACACAAAACCGTTTAATTACAGGTGAAGATTATAACGTTGGTATTTCGAGTGTAAGTCAAGAAATTATTAAAACAAAAGCAGTTAACAGAACTAGCAGTGGTATTAGTAGATATTTTGATTTGCGTGATGCATCAGGAAAATACACAAACACATTAATGTTTGGAAACGACGGTGTTATCTACAAAGAAACATTAAATGATTATACTGGATTTGAATTTACAACAAGAACTGACATTGAAGCAGTTATAAGAAATCAAATTGAACCTATATTAAAAACTGATAAAATTAAAAATTATTACTTTAGAAACTTCCCTAGAACAGAAGCAGTTTCTGAGTTAAACTTGACTTGGGTAAATGTTACTACAGATACAAATAGAAGCACAGGTTATTTTGTAGATGAAAACAATTTTAAAGCAAGTGTAAGTTCTTATACACAGAGTATTTTGCGTTTTATTGAACCAAATGCACTATTAAAATTTGAAGCACCTACAGGCTACTTTTTTAGAGGAAATAGAATTGTTGCAGGAACGCCAACCGAAGTTGGTGACTTAACTTATCGTTGGGTTAAAGTAATAAGCATTGTTGAAAACGGAACAGTTGTTGATAATGATACAGGATTAGGTCCAATTGTATTCAACGATATTATTCCGTCTACAGATTTAGTTAAAGCAACTCTTAAACAAATTATTCCTGTATTAACAACAAGTATTTCTACTGATGTAACTCGTCAAGTAGTAGATCAGATATTTGCTTACAAAACTTTTGGTTTACGTTACGATACAGAAACAAGAACTTGGAGAGTTATTACAAACACAAACTTGAATTCAATATCTCCATTTAGTTTAGGTAAAACAGGTGATAACACAAATCAGCAACTTGATGCTAGTTGGTTATTATTGTTTGAAACAGATGGCGAAAAATACACAGTTACATCTAGAGGATCAAGATACATTTACGAAAGTGAAGAGCGTATAAGATTTTACTTTGATGGCAATAACAAAATCTATGACAGTAAAACAGGAAAAGTTATCAAAGATAAAATTACTCTTTTGAGTAACAACAATCAACCTGATAGTTTAAGTAGTTTTACTAATAGTTTTGTATGGGAAATTAAAAACGAGTTCAAAAACAGTGCAGGATATGTTGATAGTAAAAAAGTAGAAATTGGTTTTTACGACAGCGACAACGATGGTGTTATTGACGATCCTGATATTTTTGATCATTTTGTTGCTCCAACAGTAAATCCGTTAACCAAATATATTTTCCAAAAGAAAGCAACAATAAACAAGACAGAAACATACAACTATGTTGATGCTGTTGCAGAAAATATAACAGTGGTTAGAAGTGAAGCATCGATTGGTGCATTTAGTCAATATGATGATGGTGCTGTTTTTTATCTTGTAGAAAAAGATATTTTTAAAGTATTAAACACTGCAACTAATACGCTGGAACAAACAGCCGATTACCAAGCGTTTGTTGGGCGTAGCGGAATTAAATTTGAATATTTACATGCTGCTGATGATACAATGAGAATTGATCCAAGTAGTAGCAATATCATGGATGTATATCTGTTAACAAGAACATACGATAATGATTATAGAGATTGGATTTCTGGTAAAACAACAACTAAACCTCTTCCTCCTAGCAGCGATAATTTATTCCTTAACTACGGTCAAGAAGTTAATAAAATTAAAAGTGTTAGTGACGAAGTAATTTATCATCCAGTAAAATACAAACCACTTTTTGGTAGCAATGCAAGTGTTGATTTACAAGCAGAAATTAAAATTGTAAAAAATATTGAAAAAATTGTAAACGACAACGAAGTAAAAGCAAAAACAATTGATGCAATAAATGAATTTTTTGCATTAGAAAATTGGGACTTTGGCGAAACGTTCTATTTTACAGAACTATCAACATATATTATGAATAAACTTTCGCCAGATGTTGTGAGTGTTGTTCTTGTTCCAGTTCAAGAAACACAGAGCTTTGGAAGTCTTTATGAAATAAAATCAGAAAGTGACGAAATCTTTATTAGTACAGCAACAGTTGACGATATCAAAATTATTGATGCAATCACAGCAAGCAGATTACAAGCATCTGGTGCAGTAATTTCAAGTAGCACTACTGCAAATTCAGGTGTACAAAGTAACACAGCCTCAAGCACATATATTATTACCGGCGGAGATAATGCATAATGGCATACAACGATAACCAGAACGAATATCCACTACCAACAGGAAAGAATGACCCAAGACAGACTAGTGAATTCTTACCTCGTTATTTTAGAACTGATGCAAACAAAAAGTTCTTAGGTAGTACATTAGACCAGTTCGCTAATTCTGGTGTTGTTGAAAAACTTAGTGGATTTGTTGGACGCAGAGAAGCAAAAGCAGTATCAGTAGATGACAATTATGTTGATGATATAAATGCATTTAGAAACAACTATCAATTTGAACCAGCAACAGTTTACGAAGATAAGTTTGGAAATGCAAAGTTTTACAAAGACTACAAAGATCTAATCGGACTAGTTAATGTTTATAAAGGTACTACTGCTAACCATAGCAAATTAAACGAACAAGAATTTTATACTTGGAACCCTCACATTGATTTTGATAAATTTAGTAATTTCCGTGAATACTATTGGTTACCTAACGGTCCTCAAGAAGTACCTGTAAAAGGACAAGCACTAGGAATTACAAGCACATATCAAATTAAAACTGTTATCGACGATGATAATACTGCATTAATTTTTACACCTGATGGAAAGACTAGAAATCCTCGTATTAAATTATACAGAGGACAAACATATCGTTTTGAAGTAAACACAGACGGTAGTCCAATTAGTATTGCAACTAGTCGTAGTGTTAAGCCTGATCCTTTAAGCGAAAGCATTTCGTTAATTTCAACACTTTACACAGAAGGTGTTACACTATATCCTGAATTAGATCCGTTAATTGAACCTGAATATTTTATTGAAGATGGATACATTGAAAAAGGTGTAATAGAATTTACAATCCCTGAAAATGCACCAGATACATTATATGTTGTAAGTCAATTTGATTTAGATACTAGTTGTGCATTTGATGTTTTTAACATTGAAGAAAACAGTGTAATTGATGTTGAAGCAGAAATTATTGGTAAAAAAACTTATACTACCAGCGACGGTTGGTCGTTGTCAAATGGTATGAAAGTGTATTTTATTGGCAATGTAACACCAGAGACATATGCAACTGGGTTTTATTATGTAGAAGGTGTTGGTTCTGGTATTTCGTTGGTACCGGTTACTGACTTGCAAGTTCCAGCAGTGTTTACACAAGACACTGTAATTCCATTTGATACAAACGGGTTTGATCGTGTTCCTTTTAGTGATGCAAAAAGCTATGCAGGTACTAAAGATTACATTGTAATGGCAAGAACAGATAGTAGTAAAAATGCATGGTCAAGATATAATCGTTGGTTCCACAAAGACGTTATTGCAAAAAGTGCAGAAATTAACAATCAATTAATGGACTTAGATCAAAGTGCTAGAGCCAAACGTCCTATTATTGAATTTGAACCCGGCATCAGATTGTTAAATCATGGTACTAAGAAGAAAAACACAGTTGACTTAATAGACACATATACAAAAGATGTTTTTAGCACCATTGAAGGAAGTATAGGACATTATGTTGATGGAGTTGAACTAGTTGAAGGTATGCGTGTATTATTTGTAGCAGATCCTGATTCAATGGTCAACGGAAAAATCTATAAAGTTACATTTATAAGACATCTAAACAATTATCAAATAAGTTTAATCGAAGATGAGGATGCATTACCTTTTGAGGACGAAACAGTTTTAATTCGTTCAGGTAACGATTATGCTGGCCGTATGTTCTGGTATAATGGTACAGAATGGGTAATGGCTCAAGATAAAACAAAAGTTAACCAACCTATTATGTTTGATTTGTATGACGAAAACGGTATTAGTTTTAGCGATACAAATTACTATGATGCTACTGATTTTAAAGGAAACAAAATTTTCTCTTATAGAGAAGGCGAAGGTGTAAATGATGTTGAACTAGGATTTCCATTGGTTTACAAAAACCTAGTAAACAGTGGAGACATTATATTTGATAACAATATTCAAACTGATATGTATTCGTATAAAGTTAATCAACAAACATATACAATTAATAGCGATGTTGGATTTTTTAAAATTTATAATGAAGACGGAGATACTTTTGAATATGCTAACGGATGGACAAAAGCCCACACACTTAGCAGACAATTTGTGGTTCAAAGATTTACAGGTCAAGAACGTGTAAACAACTTGCCAATTGACGTTTATAATAACAGTGCTAGTTTAACAGACTTAATTGTTAAAGTTTATAAAAATAACGATACACTAGTTGAAGGTGTTGATTACTCATTGGTAAATGTTAATACAACACGTAGAGTTGTGTTAACCGCAGATCTTGAATCAACAGATATTGTTGTTATAAAAACATATACTACTGCTGATAAAAACGATAACGGTTATTATGAGATACCTAGCAACTTTGAAAACAATCCATTAAACAACAATCTATCAGAGTTTACATTTGGTCAAATCAACGAACATATAACCAGCATCACTCAAGACTTGAATAATTTTGTAGGCATACAGCCAGGTGCAAATAATTTACGTGATTTAGGAAATGTATCGTCTTACGGAACTAAGTTTGTTCAACACAGCGGTCCTATCAATTTGCCGCTGTATCATTTAGCAGACGAAAATGCAGACATACTAAAATCAATCATTTTTGCAAAAGATGAATATTCAAAGTTTAAAAAGTCTTTAATTCAAATTGCTGAAAACATTGGTGTTGATACAACATCTAAAAAGATGTTTGAATTGGTAATGAAAGAATATGTTAAAACAAAAGCAAAAACAATGCCGTTTTACAGTTCTGACATGATCGGTTTCGGCGGATACAAAGAATTAGAATATACAGTTTTAGATTATAGAAATCCTTATTTTGCATTAAGCACACCATTTAATTTAAATTCATTAACAAACAAAGCAGTGTATGTTTACTTAAACGGTGAACAACTTGTACATGGTGTGGATTACACATTTACTGACGAAGGATTTGTATTAATTACTGCAACATTATCCGATGATGATATTGTTACTATCAACGAATACGAAAATACTGAAGCAAGTTATATTCCGCAAACACCTAGTGTATTAGGAATATATCCAAAGTATGTTCCAGAAAAGTTTGTAGATACTAGCTATGCAGAACCTGTAGAAGTTATTAGGGGTCACGACGGTAGTATTACTATTGCATATGGCGATTACAGAGATGATTTATTAATAGAACTTGAACGTAGAATTTTTAACAATATCAAAGTTGAATACAATCCAAGTATATTTGATATTGCTGATTATGTACCTTCGTTCTATAGAAATACTGGAATTACACATTCACAAATAAACAATATATTAATCAGCGAATTTATTAAGTGGGCAAGAAAAGCAGGTAATCTAAACTATACCGATGGAAGTATTATACAAGAAGGTGAAACTTTTACATATAATTACAGTCGTTGTGTAAATGCACAAGGACAACAGCTTCCGGGTTTCTGGAGAGAAGTTTATAAAAATGCATTTGACACAGATCGTCCACATACACATCCTTGGGAAATGCTAGGATTTAGCATTATGCCTAGCTGGTGGACTGATGTTTATGGTCCTGCACCGTATACTAAAGATAATTTAATACTTTGGAAAGATCTTGAAAAAGGTGTAATCAGAGAGCCAGGCAAAGCAGTTATTAGAAACAAAAAATATCTACGTCCTGGCCTAGTAAACAATATACCTGTAAACGAATACGGCGAATTAATAAGTCCGTTAGATTCTGGTTATGCAAAAGAATTTAGTTTTAGAACACAAACTAGAAGTTTTGCATTCGGTGACGGTGCACCAGTTGAAACTGCGTGGAGACGCAGCAGCGACTATCCATATTCCTTAATGATGGCTTTAATTGTTTTAAGACCAGCAAGAGTATTTGGCTTAACATTTGACAGAAGCAGAATCAAGAGAAATTTTGTAGGTCAGTTAGTTTACGAAGATACTGAAAAAAGATTAAGAACCAAAGATTTAGTATTTCCAAAAACTAAAAACAACAATAATGTTGTGTATACAGCAGGTTTAGTAAATTGGATTGCAGAAGCAATATACACCAATGTTGATACAACTATGCAATCATACATTGAAGAACTAACAAATTTAAATCAAAAAATGGCATTTAAACTTGCTGGTTTTGCAGAAAAAGAAAAACTAAAACTTATACTTGATAGCAGAACTCCATTAAACAAAGGAAACGTATTTGTACCTAGTGAGAACTATAAAATAAAACTCACTACAAGTAGTCCTGTTGAAATTGTAAATTACAGTGGTGTTGTAGTTGAAAAAACATCTAAAGGTTATAAGGTAAAAGGATACGATATTGAAAATCCTGTGTTTAAATATTTTAGAGCTGTTCCGACTCAAGTTGATCCATCATCAACAGTAGGTGGAATCAGCGAAAGTTATATTGAGTGGTCAGAAGGTAAAACTATTGTTGCAGGTAAAGTTGTAAGATACAACAATCAGTTTTATAGAGCAACAACTACACATACTACAACAACAAGTTTTGTTAATTCGAATTTTTCACGTTTAAAAGAACTTCCAGTGTTTGGTGGTGTTACAGCTTATTTTAGAAAAACATTTGAAGAAAAACCTACAGTATTACAATATGGTACTGAGTTTAACAATGTTCAAGACTTGATAGATTTCCTTTTAGGATACGGAAAATACTTAGAATATCAAGGATTTGTTTTTGATTACTTTAACAGTGAATACAATGTTATCGAAAACTGGAAACAAATTTCCAAAGAATTCCTTTTCTGGACAACACAGAATTGGGCAGCAGGAACAATTATTACATTAAGTCCGGCTGCTAATAAACTAGTGTTTAGTAGAAATTATTACACAGTATATGATGTACATCAAGGCAAGTTTGGTTATGGATTGTTAAATGAAAATGGAAATCAAATTACATCTTCTTTTAGCAATATTAATAGAGACAACAGTACACAATTTAGTGTAATACCAGTTAACACCGAACAAGGAATTTATTTTGCAAAACTTTTACTAGTGCAAACAGAACATGTGGTGTTAATTGACAATACCACAGTATTCAATGATACCATTTATGATCCTAATGCTGGGTATAGACAAGAACGTATCAAAGTTTCAGGTTATAGAACCGATGAGTGGAATGGTACATTAAATATTCCAGGATTTATTCTTGATGATGTTGTTATAACAGATTGGGAACCATACCAAGATTACACAATTGGTGATCTAGTAAAATACAAAGAATTTTATTATTCAGCAAAAAATACACACACTGGTACTGAAGTATTCGAAGATACAAACTTTAATAGATTACCAGAAAAACCAGAAAGTGCGTTAAAACCTAACTGGGATTATCGTGTAAAACAATTTGCCGATTTTTATGATTTAGACACTGACAATTTTGATAGTGAGCAACAAAGACTTGCACAGCATTTAATTGGCTATCAAAAACGTGAATACCTTGGCAATATCATAACTGACGATATTAGCCAATATAAATTCTATCAAGGATTTATTCAAGACAAGGGTACTAACAATGCACTTACAAAATTGTTTGATAAGTTAGGCAGTGCTGATAGAGATAGTTTACAATTCTATGAAGAGTGGGCATTCCGTGTTGGACAGTATGGAAACACTGACACTTATAAAGAGTTTGAATTAGCACTAGACGAATCGAAATTCCGCATAGAACCACAGTTATTGCAACTGGTACAAAATGTAGATAATACTAGAACAGATTTAACATATCAATATCCAAGTAAAGATGTTTACATAAAACCAGAAAACTACAATAATGCTCCGTTGCCTGTAAAATTTACACCAGACGAAGTAAGCAAAACTGCTGGATATGTAAAACTTGATCAGATAGATTTTATTGCTAAAACATTTAATGATATTTTAGCATTGGATATTACTGGTGTTAATATTGGTGATTGCGTTTGGGTACCCGATTACAAAAATACATGGAATGTATATCAGCATGTAATTGTACCTGCTCGTATTATTAGAATTGACAGCACTGACACAGGTTTTAGAGCAACCTTTAATAAAAATATAAAATTTGAAGTAGACGATTTAGTAGGTTTAAGACAAATAAATTCTGAAGTAGATGGATTTAGATTTGTTACAGCAAAAGGTCCTAACTATGTTGAGTTTGCACTAAACACACCTCTTACTGATAGTAGTAAAGACCTTAGCGATAGTACAACAGGTGTTGTAACTCAAATGCTATCAAAAAGACTTGAAAAACTTGATGATGCAAATACATTGTTTATAAACAAAGGTGTTACAGCCGGCGACAAAATTTGGATTGATAACACAGGCGATGAAAAGTTTGCCACATACGAAAATCAATTTGCTTACTCTCAAAAACAAGAATTACCAAACGGCGATAATGATAGATCATTTGGTGATGCTATTTGCGGAAACAGTAGTAATACAATTTTAGCAATAGGCAAAAAAAATTCAAACCAAGTAGTTGTTTATAGTCGTAGTAGTGAACTAGGAAGTTATGTTCAAAGTCAAATTATTGATTATCCAAACTTGTTCTCTGATCCTGATACTGGGTTTGGTACAAGTGTAGATATAACTGCTGATGGACAATATCTGTTTGTAGGTGCTCCATATGCATCAAACGTATTAAGTAGATATGTTGGAGAAATTACACCAGGCAGTGCTTATAGTGCTGGTGATATTGTTAGCGACAGAGGAACACTGTGGAGAGCACTAATTGATCTTCCTGAAGATGGAAGTACAGTACATCTTGAAAGCCAAGACTGGGCAAGAGTAGAAATTTTAGAACCTGATGTTGACGGTACAGGCAGTGGACTTGCTGACCAAGGAATGATTCATGTTTACAAAAAAGCATTGAATGGTCAGTTTGAATTAGTTCAAACTATAATGTCATCGTATCCGTCTGCAAATGAAAAATTTGGTCTAAGTATTAAGAGTAGCATTAACACTATCTTAACTTACAACTTATTTGTTCGTTCAGAAAAGAATGACGGTAGAATATACTTGTTTGACAAGCCATACGGAGACGATAAATTTGGTAACAGTGTCGACGAAACATACAGAGGCGATTACAATGCATCGTACTCATACCTAGCAAATGAAAAAGTTTACTACAATGGTTCTATCTATCAAGCAACTGTTAATGTTGCTCCAGGTGGATGGACAGGGTTACCTGCATGGGAATTAGTTGACGCAGATATTGATAGACTAGGATATCTACCTATTGTTAATATTCTCGACGGCGATGTTGATAGTACTACATACAATGACGCAACAAACATTGGTAAAACTTTTGATGTTAGCAAAGATGGTGAAGTATTAATAATTCTAAGTAAAAATACAGTTACAGAAGAAAACCAATTAAACGTTTATAGAAAACAAGAAAACAGATACAAATTTTATGAAACAATTAATTCAGTTAATGCAGACGAAGAATGGGGTATATCATCAAGTATAAACGAAACTGGATCAAAAATTGCAGTAGGTGCAGTTTCTAGTGACACTAATGGTCTAGATTCGGGTGCAGTATATGTTTATACATACAATACTGCATTAGGAGAATTTGAATTATCTCAAACATTATATGCTCCAGTTGCAAGTTTAAATGAAAGATTTGGTCATGTTGTTAAGTTTAGCAACAACGATTTAGTTGTTCTAAGTACAAATGGTATTAACAACGATTATACTATTTTTGATAATACAGAAACATATTTTGATTCGTTCTCAACTCAGATTGTAGACACTGAAAGAAACTACAATCAAGTTTATGTTTACAACAGCATCAACGATGTACTTGTATACGGTGAGACATTAGAATATAATAGTTATTACATTGATGGTGGAATAAGATATAAAAGAGATTTAAGCACTTCAACTAATCCTCAGATACTGTTTAATAACAATCATGTTATTTTAAGTTTGCCAGATGTTGAATACGTATCTAACGAATTTGGCGTAGTAATTGATTTAAGTCGTAGCAAAACTGAAAATAGTTGGAAACAAATTGGTGTAGCAAAAGACTTTCCTGAATATGACAGAATTAAAAATGTCTTTTTGTATGACAAAGTTACTGGTGATTTAATAACATACCTAGATGTAATTGATCCAATTCAAGGTAAGATTGCAGGTGTTGCCGATCAAGAAATAAACTGGAAATTGCATTATGACCCAGCAGTGTATAATGTTAATGCATCTACTACTGGTTCTAAAAATGTTTGGTCAAGTGATTATGTTGGAAAAGTATGGTGGGATTTAAGCACCGCAAAATGGTACAACCCTTATCAAGATGACATTGATTACAGTGCAAACAACTGGAATAAGTTGTTACCAGGATTTAGCATCGATGTGTACGAATGGGTTGAAAGCGATTTATCTCCTAGTGAATGGGATAATCTTGCAGATACCAACATAGGTATTGCTGACGGAATAAGCGGTACAACAAAATACAGCGACAACAGATATAGCAGAGCTACAATTTATGATCCAATTACTGGAACATTCGGTGCAAAATACTACTTCTGGGTTAAGAATAAAAAAGTAATTTCTACATATACTCCAAATAGAACATTAAGTTCGTACGATATTGCTCAATTAATTCAAGATCCAGCAGGCCAAGGATATAGATTTATTGGTATTTTTGCAGGCGGAGAATTTGCATTATATAATTGCAGAAGTTTAATAAACGATAAAAATACAATTATACACTTTGAATATGATGACACAAATGAAATTAGTGAAAATCATATTCATAGAGAGTATCAGCTTGTGACCGAAGGTTTGGAAACAAGTTTACCAAATCAAAAACTTGTTAAAAAATGGATCGACAGTTTAGTTGGTTACGACCAAGTAGGAAATCAACTTCCTGACTTGGATGTAAGTATAGCAAGACGTTATGGCGTACTAGATCAGCCAAACCAAAGTATGTTTGTTAACAAGACTGAAGCACTAAAACAAATTGTTGAACGTGTAAACAGTACACTTAAAAATTATCTTATTGTAGACAATTATGATATTTCACCGTTAACACAATACGAATTGCCTCCGAGTATCTATTCAAATAGCTATGATGAAATTGTTGAATCAGAAAACTTAATTAGATTTGTTGGTACAGCACGTTTAGAACGTGCAACACTTGATTTAGTTATCACTGACGGAACTATTACTGGTGTAACTATTACCAATCCAGGAAGAGGATACAAGGATACATCGTATGTTGATGGAACAAGCACAGTGCGTAAAGGTCCAACAGTTGAAGTAGTTGGCTCTGGTACAGGTGCTAAAATACAAACTTACATCAACAACTTAGGACAAATTACTAGAGCAGTTGTTGTAAATGGCGGTAAAAATTATCTTGGAACAACAAGAGCAATTGTAAGACCGTTTACAATACTTGTTAGCTCTGATAGTACAGTTGGCGGGTTCTGGGGCTTGTATACATACAATACAACATCTAGAGAATGGAACAGAATACAAATTCAAGGATACGATGTTGATTATTATTGGCAGTACATTGATTGGTACGCAACTGGTTATAGTGAATTAACTAATGTTGATCACGTTATTCCGGGAAGCTATGCACTTGATGGATTAAATGACGACTTAGGTGATATTGTTAAGATTGAAACAATTGGATCGGGCGGTTGGTTATTGCTTGAAAAAATTGACAATCAGCTAGAAGTTGATTATACTGTAAATTACAAAACTATTGGTCGTGAAAATGGTACTATACAGTTTAGTAATCTTCTGTTTAACAATGTAGAAAGTGGTTTTGATAATCAAATTTATGATGCAGTTCTTTACGATAGAGAACCAACAGCTGAAATAAGAATTATCATGGAGACTTTACAAAATAATATTTTTGTAAATGAATTGTCAGTTGAATGGAATAAGCTATTCTTTAGCAGTGTTAGATATGTGCTTGCAGAGCAACCTACAGTAGATTGGGTAATGAAAACCAGTTTTGTAAAAGCACAACACAATGTCGGAGAATTAGATCAACGTATTACATTCCGCAACGACAATCTTTCAAATTATCAAGATTACGTAAACGAAGTAAAACCATACAAAACTAAAGTTCGTGAATATGTGAGCAGTTACGATAAAGTAGACTTAACACAGACTAGCGTTACTGACTTTGATTTACAGCCTACATATAATAGTAAAACTAAAAAAATTCAAAGTGAAGATATCAAAGTAATTGATAGCCAGATATTGTTTGTTAGTGATAAAGCACAAACATATCCGCAAAAACATTGGTTAGATAATGTTGGATTTGAAATCACAGACTTTGTTATTGCAAACGGTGGCACAGGTTGGCAATCAGAACCTGTTGTTACAATCAGCGGAGGCAACGGCCCAACACTTCAAGGTCGTGCAACTATTGGTAATGGTTCTATAAACAAGATTATTGTAGATACAAATAATGCAACATATATTACTATGCCAACTGTTACTGTTGAAGGACCGCAAGACGATGACGGCGTACCTGCAATTATTACACCTATACTAGGAAACAGCAAAGTACGTGCAACAAAGGTTCTAATCAAGTTTGATAGAATCACAGGTCAATTTGATATAACAAATGTTAACAAAACTGAAACATTTAGCGGAACTGGTGCCACTACCGAATTTGTATTAGAATATCCAATGTATCTAAATGTTAACAAAATTAAAGTTTATGTTAACGGTGTTGAATCACTTTCAAGTGAATACGAAGTTTACAACCAAATTGATTTGAGCAAAGGTTACAGAAGATACAAAGGTGTTGTATCGTTTGTTAATGCTCCGTCAACTAACACTGATAATGTTATGATAGAATACATGATAGATCCTGCAATGCTACATGCAGCAGATAGAATTTTCTATCCTGATTTATATCAACCAACATCTGGTATGTTAGGCAAAGATTTAGGTCAGTTAATGGATGGTGTAGACTATGCTGGTGTACAGATTGATACCATTGGCTTTGGTACCGAAAAAGGATTTGACACTACACTGTTTAGTTACTCTGCATTTGATGAAGCAGACATTAGCACAGAAGATTATGTGTTTAGATTAGATGGTAGTACACAAATACTTGAATTACCAGAACCTCTAGAACCAAACGTACTTTATAATGTTTACAAAGGCTCGCAAGATTCTATAATTGACGCAATACGTGTTGATGATCCTTATTTTGGAACTTCGCAGCAAACAAACAGTAATGCATTGTTACCAACTATTACAGGTGACGGTATTACTACACAAATTAATCTTGCAGGCTATGACCCTGAAGTTCCAACAGCAGACGGTGATGTAATTATTATTCGTAAAAGCACAAGCGACGGCAGCTTTACTTCTAATAATAGTATACTTGATACAGAGCTTGCTGGCGGCGACTTCTTATATACAACTGCAAAAGGTATTGATGCCGGAGAAATAGTTGTAGATGGTGATGGATTTATTTCACCGACTGCAAACAAAGGTCCTGAAGAACATGTACCTGGACAAGTATACGATACATTAGATATACAAGTTTATCAACGTGCATCAAGTGGTACAGGATTACTTACAACTAGAAATTATCTAGCAGATGGTGATACTTTTAATTTTGGTTTTGAAAATGTACCACAAACTGTAACAAGCATGGTTGTTAAACTTGATAATGTTCCTATTGATTCGGATGCTTATGAAGTAAACTATAACACTATGGAAATCGAGTTTACAGATAGTAGTGCTATTCCAGAAGGAACAGCAGTATCAGTAACTACAATTGGTCACAACGGTACTGAACTACTTGATACAGACACTATTATTGCTGACGGCAAAACTCAGCAATTTAACACAGGTGTTACTTGGACAACTCCTATTAGTGGATTTGTTTCTGTAAATGGTGTTACTGATAGATATAACTATACAATTGAAAACCGTAACAACAAAGCACACATTATCTTTACTACAAACATTCCGTTAGGATACGTTATAAATTATGCAATTTATAATACTGAAGAACAAACTTATAGTCAACTATTAATTGATGAAACATTTGTTCGTGATGGTTCTAACAGAAGTCATACATTTGGAGTAAATGGTGCTATTGATTTACCATTTAACGAATTGCCGTTGACTCATAAAATTCTTGTGCAAGTAGGTGATAATTTCTTAAATCCTGGATATAAAATTTCACATACATTGACTTCAGAAAGAACATACAGCATTGATTCTTGGCAGTTTGAATCTACTGATGCTATAGCAAAAGGTGATGTAGCAGTTTACCTAGCTGGAACAAAACTTCGTAAAGATGAGTTTGTATGGGATGCAGTTGATGGTTCTGTTAGATTACAAAATGTTAATTACGGAAACTTAGGTGACAAACTTGAGATTTATATTCTCAAGGATGCAGAATATACATTCCAAGATACTGTATTAACTATGACTAATGCTGCTAACTTAACTGACAACTTTGCTCCAGGTGAACAAATTGAGTTTGAGTTACCAGACAGTACAATGTTAAATGCTACAATAAGATCATATGTCAAAGATGGCGACGATGTAACAATTACACTTCAAGGACATGTTTCAGAATTGGTTGCTTACTACACAATTGACGATCCTATTGAAATAATGGGAGACGACAGTACACCAGCAAAAATTACAAATATCGAATTTGTTGATACTGAAACTGTAAGTTTAAAAGATCGTCCGCTAGTGCCTGTAAAAATTTGGGCATTCTCAAATCATGATGTAAATGAATTTGACAGAATAACCTACAATGTTGTGCATACATCACAGTATGCACCGCTAGGCACAAGCGAAAATCAAAAAATGAGCAGTGTTGCAAGTGGATATATTTCGCTAGGGTCTGATACAATTAGTTCAAACTATGTTTGGGTAATTCACAACGGTTGGTTATTATCACCTGATGTTGACTATAAAATAATCAATAACAGAACTGTTAAACTTGCAAAAACTCCTGAAAAAGGTGACAACATACAAGTGTTGCATTTTGCAGCACCAAGAGTTGGAACAAAATTTGCTTATAGACAGTTTAAAGATATTCTAAACAGAACGCACTACAAACGTATCAACGACTTGAACAGTTATGAACTTGCTCAAGACTTGAGATATTATGACAACAGTCTTGTATTAAAAGATGCTACAGGAATTGATTTACCTAATGCAAACAAGCGTATTCCTGGTGTAATCTTTATCGATGGCGAACGCATTGAATATTATCAAGTACAAGGAAACACTCTACGTCAGCTTCGTCGTAGTACATTAGGTACTGGTACTAAATTAATTTACAATACTGGTACTAAAATTTACAACCAAGGACCTAGCGAAAGTATTCCTTATCAAGATGTGAGTATAAATGCTTCAATATATAATATTCCTACTGGATTAACTGATGGTACAACTGATAAACTTGTTGTAAACTTTATTCCAACTAATTTGAATGAGTTTGAAGTATACTTAGCAGGACGTAGACTACGCAATCATTCAACGAGCGTGTACCAGCAAGAAGAACGCAGTGGCGAAACTATTGTTACTGACATTATTGCTCAAGATTCGCCAGAAGGTGACGTAACTATTCCTGCAGAATATTCGTTGAACAACGAAAGTTTCGAAATTGCATACATCAAAGGAACTAATCCTATGCAAATAGTGTTTACTGAAAATCATACATTTGTTAATGATGAAAAAGTTATACTAGTAAACTTGCCAAACGATTATGTTGAATTTGCAGGAAATCTTTATGAAGTTTCTGTTATTGCAGATAACGAAATTGCTCTTTACACAAACCGCTCTGAACTAACAGGAGTTGATGCAACTGCATACCCAGGCTTTGCAGCAGCATCAGGACAAGCACAAAGTGATAACAATGTTATCAAACTTGCAACAGTGCCGCCAGCAGGACAACGAGTACAAGTGTTTAGAAAATTGGGTAAAACCTGGACTGAGCCAGGCACCACATTAGCTGATAGCCAAACAGCAATCGCTAAATTCCTAAGAGGCAGTACAATAAAACTACCACGATAAATACATTATAAATGTGAGGTTGACATGAAAAAAACAGATGAACTAACAGGTGTACATATAGAAGGACACATTAAAATTTTTAATCCAGAGTCTGGGTTTGTATTTGTAGACAAACGCAATGCTATTCACTATGAAAATATGAGTGTGGCATTAGCAGAAAGTCTAGCAAATGCAGGACAAGGATTTATTTACGAAATAGCGTTTGGCAATGGCGGAACTAGCGTTGACCCTACTGGTATTATTACATACCTCACACCAAATAGTACTGGTACAAATGCTAGTTTGTATAATCAAACTTATACAAAAGTAGTTGATGATAGATCTGTTAACAATGTCGACCCAACACGTAACAAGATCGAGACTCGCCACATAAGCGGAACAAACTACACTGATATTGTTGTAAGTTGTTTACTAGATTACGGCGAACCAAACGGCCAAGACGCATTTGACACTGCTAGTGATACTGAACAATCTTATGTTTTTGACGAATTAGGTTTAATAAGTTACAACGATGTTGAAAGTCAAAAGAAACTTTTAACTCATGTTATTTTTCACCCAGTTCAAAAATCACTAAACAGATTAATCCAAATAGATTATACAGTTCGTGTTCAAAGCCTTAGCGGAGGAGCAAGCTAATGGCATATCAAGTCCCATTTACCGATGTTAGTAACAAAGGTAGTATTACAGTTGAAGACAGAGATGTCAACAACGAAACTAGTCTAAGTTTAGTTGGCAGACTACAACAAGATTATGGGTTAGCACTTAATACAAACTTTTTACAGTTATTAGAAAATTTTGCTAACACAAGTGCTCCAAGTAACCCTGTAGAAGGACAACTTTGGTATGATACTACAATAGGAGTAGATCAACTTAAAGTATACGATGGTACAGCTTGGGTTAGTGCTGGCGGTCTTAAAAAAGGCGATAGCGAACCTGACACAACAAACAGCGTAAAAGGTGATTTGTGGGTAAACACTCAAACTAGCCAACTCTATCTTTACAGCGGCAGCGGCTGGGTTCTTGTAGGACCAGAATACAATTCATCAAATAAATCAGGATCGTTAACTGAAATTATTGTTTCAAGTGCTAATGTAGAAAAGTCAGTTATTGTTAACTATATTAATAATGTACCTATAACAATTATTAGCGATGACGAATTTACACCAAAATCTTTAATATCAGGTTTTAGTATAATTAAAAAAGGTATTAACCTAAACAGTAGTATTTCTGCATATTTAAATGGTACAGCAGATAAAGCAAACAACCTTATTGTAAATGGTGCAACAGTACCAAGTACTAGTTTTATGCGTAATGACGAAACTAGTGTTACAACATACAAACTGCAAGTTAAAAATAACAATGGTATTGAAGTAGGACAAGTTAAAACACTTGTATTAAATGTCGAGGGCAGTGACAGTATTCTTAACCACGTTGGTACAGGTACTTTTGATGTAAGAACAACAGCTAGTAATGTACCAGCAATTCGTGTAAGTGCAGATAACAATGTTGGTATTAACAATGCTAATCCTGATGTAGATTTAGATGTTGCAGGCACAATAAAAGCAAGTACGCAATTACAAGTTGCATCAGTGTTTG